GGCCAGCAGAACAGGTAGGCCGTCTTGAGCGCGCTCGCCTTGCGCTTGTAGACTTCGGAATGACAGAGCGTGCGGCCGTTCCTGGCTTTGACGCGGAAGTACCAGCCGGTTTTTGCTCTCAGGATTTCGATGGTCACAGCAGCACCTTCAGAAGGGCGCCCGTCAGGATCACGATTGCCGTGCCCATACCCCCGATGATCCAGCCGACTACTCGCTTGTCGGCTTGTTTGTCGACCGCGTGGACCCTGCCGTCCGTGGCGTTGATCCGCTCGTGGACCTTGCTGATGCTCTCCCCGAGCTTGGCGAAGCCCTTTTCCATCCGGTTGCTCAGCGCTTCGAGCGTGTTTGCAACCTCGGCTCGGAAGTCGTGGCGGTTCGTCGCGGCGGCGCGGCGCTCTTCAAGGCAGTCCTTTAGGTGCGCCTGGTGCTCCGCGTGCTGATTTTCGATCCGCTTTTCCAAAGCATGGATCATCGTGACGTAAGGATCAGGCATCCGTTCTCCATTGGGGCGCGGACTCATCGGGCCACCAGGCGGTAGCCGTGAGGCCGGCGACTGACGATCCGGTAGTTCAGGTGCTGCAATTCCGCCCGCATATGATGGATGGCGACGCCGAGCGCGTTGTGTGCGTTGGACAGGTCGGCCGCGCCGTAGACCTTCAGGGCCAGCCGCTCGGTCGACACGAAATCCGGCATGGCCTTGGCAAGTTCGTCCAGGATACGAATGCGCGTCGAAGCCAGCCGGATGGCCCGGCCTCCCGACAGGACCACGCCTCGATAGGCGTCGATATGAAGGGGCGCGCCCACGTCGAGAGAGTGGTTGCACAGCGGGCATTTGTCGGGACACTGAACGGCCTGGATCATCGCGACCGCCACTTGGTCCCCGCCGCCGTGAGGCAGGCGATACCCCGTTGGTTCGTGACAAGAACCGTCCAGTTGCCGGTTTTGGGGTCTACCGTGATCTCGTAGGCGTACTGACCGTCCGTCCCTACCTGACCGACTCCGATAGGGGCCTCCCCCACTTCCGCGAGGGCCTCGATCATCAGGGCCCGGTAGCCACAGGGGGGCGGGTTGGCGGTGCGATCGTCTTCATTTTGCCCATTTCCTGTGGCAGGCAATAGGCAGAGGCCCATGGAGAGGACTAGGTAAGTGGGGCCGCGAGGGGCCATTGGAGCCTCCTTGTGTACGCAAGGGGTTTCGTGGAAGTGCCCGTAGCGTCAACTACGGGGGCGGGCGGGGCGGGTCGCGAGACTCGCCCCGTTTGGTTGTGGTAGGATGGCAGATCAACCTGAGGGGGTTGCCATGCCGTACCCGGAAATGGACGCCATTCTGTTGTCCGCCATCCTCCAATTGTTTGGGGCCGTCGTTCTCGTGGTCGGACTGTTCGGACTGGCGATCTACTTGTTGTGGTGAGCTACCGCGCGTTGACGTAGATCGTGCCGGCGTCGAACGTCGCGGTGCCCGCTGTCGTTATGACCGAGAGGCGATCGAGCGTCCCCGAAAGGGTCTTGATGCCCGCCGGCCGCCACGAAACGACTGCGTCATCATCAAGCTGTCCGGAAATCGACCAGGTATTCGAGCCAAGATGGCGCAAAACAAGCGTGCCATGCACGCTCACGGCTGCGTCATAGTTGGTCGCGTCCGACAACAAGAAAGTGGAGGTGAGCGCGGTGTTTACGAACGGACCAGTGCCGCCGAGCAAAGTTGTCGTTTGGCCGATATAGTCGCTGTTCTCTAGCCCGCCCGCGTCGCCGATCTGCAAAGCCAATACTGTGTTCGCCGCGTTCTGACTCACGCCGACGAACGTGACGACAATCTCCGTCACACCCGAGGGAATGCCGGTGAAGTCGATGGACGTGCCGCTGGTGCTGGCGGCCGAATCAGAATACGTCCATCCGGTCGCTGGTGCCGGCTGCGACAGCGCGCGCCAGCGACTCGACGTGCCGTCGTATTGCAGGACGGCCGACTGGTCAGCCCCGAGCGTGATATCATCGTCAAGCTGGAACTGGTTGGCGGCCGAGCTCGACCCGCTGCTGTCGACCAGCACGATATCGTTGCTGCCGACGTTGGTGATGACGATGATCCGCCCCGCGGCGCCGCCGGCAAGGCCCGTGATATTCCGGCTCGCGTCCGTCGACAGGCGCAGCACCGTCGCTGTGCTCAGGCCCGTCGGGTTGTAGTTGTTCTGCGAGGCCGTCAACTGCGCGGGTGAGAGCACGCCCGAGAGCGTCAGGTTCTCCGGGATGTCCGAAACGCCGTCTGCCGTCGCCAGCGTGCCAAGTTCCAGTGTCGTGCGCGCCGCCGCCGCGTCAGCACTGCCCACGAGGGTTTCGCCGAACGCGCTGGCCGCGACCTCACCCACGGGACCGGTCGAAGCAATGGGGTTGCCGTCGGCATCGAAGGCCAGGAACATGCTGGCCAGCGCCGACTTGAGCGGCAGGCGATCGATCGAGATCGCCGGGTCGCCCGGATCCAAGGCCAAGGTCCGGTTGTCGACCGTGTCGCGCAGCTGCTGCACCTGGATGGTCGCGCGGTCCAGCCCGCTCTCGACCTGCTCCGAGGGGAACGGGCCACCCGCCGGGAAGTCGATCGGTTGGGTGTTCGGCACGTCGCGCACGATCACGACCGCGAGCGTGTCGCCCGGCGCGCTGAGGAACGTCACGCTCCCGCCGCCATCATCCCCAACGCCCGAGACCGTGTAGTCGCTGCCCTCGGTCTTAAGCACGGAGTCGACATAGACCTGCAGGTCGGACGAATTGAAGATTTTATTTGTGTACGGAAATATCAGCGTGCCGCCGTCGCCCGTATAGGCCCAGCGGGAGGTCGTGCTGCTGATCGTCATTTGCGGTTCCTAAAGGTTTGCGTCCCGAGGCCGTAGACTTTCGGCCACCGTCCGGCGTAGCCTGCCGGGATGCTCAGAGTTGTGCTGCTCGTGCTGGTCTTGGCCGGCTGCGTCTCGACGCACGCCAAGTCGTTCATCGGCCGGGACGTCCGGCAGGTCATGTTGGCCGACGGCCCGCCGGTCAACGCCTTCGATTACGGCGAGGGCCAGCGGGTGTTTCAATTCTATTGGGGCGGCGGCAGCTATTCCGTGCCGAGCCAGACGACCGGCTCCTACGACCGATCGACCGGCTTTTTCTCGGCCTCGACCATCGGCGGCGGCGTCGTGTCGTCGCGGGGCTGTCTGGTCAACTACTTCACGCGCTGGAACGAAGGGACGAGCCAGTGGATGGTCGAAAGCGTCAGCTGGCCTGACCGCTTAGTCTGCTAGCGCTGCGGGACGCCGAGCGCATCGTTCGCGCCCGCCTCCGCCGCATCGAACAGCCCCCGCATGTAGAACAGGTTCTGGTACGGCAGGAGCCGCCGCAGCGCATGGGTGTCGCTCTGCCGCCAGTCGCCGGTCGAGGCCGAGCCGGTGATCTGCACCGCGTCCTCGACCAGGCCGATGGTCGGGCCCAGGACCGCGCCCGAGAGATTGCGGCTGGCGTAGCGCGACATCTGCGGCCCGCCTACCAAGGCGTTGACCCCGAGCGTCCCGCGCGAGCCCTTCTCGAGGATGTTGTTCACGTCGAAGAACCAGCCGGTCAGGCCCGAGCGGTCGACGCCCTCCGAGATCCAGACCGCCGGGTCGTCGGACGTCTCCCGGTTCGCGCCCCACGTCTTGAGCGCATAGACGCCCATGCCGAGGAAGACCGACAGGATGGCGCCGTTGAGCGTCGCCGCGTCCCGCTGCTGAAGCCCGGCCAGTGCCACGCGTTGTGCCGAGGCCATGCTGAAGCTCTTGAACTGGCCGATCATCTTGCCGGCCTCGCTCGACATCCAGAGCGGCCGGTCGCCGATGCCGGGCGTGACGATGATCCGGTCGACTTCCTTGCCGACGGCCGCCCGGAAGGTCGCCACCGCGCCGCGGTCCGTCCACCGTTCCGTGCCGGCGATCGCGAGCGCGCCGTCCCGTGTGCCGAAGCGGCGGAACTGTTCCGCGATCCGCCCGGCCATCTCGGCATCGATGCCCGACATGGCCAGCCGCTCGACATCCCTGCGTCGCGCCTCACCGGCCGCGACGCCATCAACGGTATCGAGTATGCGGCTCATGGTGACGACGCCGGAGAACCGCTTGAGCACGCTGTTCCACGGGCTCATCAGGGTTACGAGGCCGAAGTTCCGCGTCATGGCCGACAGGCCGCGCTCGAAACGGGTATGGCGCCCGTAGTCGTCGCCCAGGTCGGCGAGGCTCAGCGCGCGCGTGTCCAGCACGTTGTCCCACGCCGCGCCGGCCAGCCGCACCTCATCGGCCGCCAGCCGGTAGCCGCGCAGGTTGGTCACCAGCGGCACGACGCCGGCGCGGAAGACCCGGTCGATGCCATCCACCATGACGGGCCGCGCCAGGTCGGGCAGCGCCGAGGCCGTCATGCCGCCCAGCAGGCGCTGGTAGTTCAGCTCGCGCACGACGCGCCCACCCCGCACCGCGAGGCTCCCCGGATCGGCCGGCGCCGCATAGGTGCCGCGCAACCGATCCCGCATGGCCGAGATATCGCGGACATCGGCATTGCGCCGCTTGGCCAGCCGCGTCCGCGCCGCCTCGTTCTTCGCCCGGTTGGTCATGCGGTTGTAGTCGTCGCGGATTTGTGCGATCGGCTCCCGCATGTCGGCCGAGCCGAAGCGCGCCGCGAGCTCGACGTCCGGCGCCATCGTGCGGGTGTAGAAGCGCGCCACGGTCTCGATGTCCGACTCCAGCCACGGCTCGATCATTTCGTCCGGGATGGAGAACGTCCGCTCGCGCAGCGGGCCCTTGACCAGCGGCACCGCCTCGTAGGGCACGCGGCCATTCGGCGCCGAGGTGACGCGGTCGATGATCTGGTCTGAGATATCGGCCAATTCCTGCCGCTCGAGCCCGGCGAAGACCCGCTCCGCCTCGATCGCCCGCTCCGCTTCGAGCCGCGTTCGCTTCGCCTGATCGAAAGCCCGGATCCGGGCTTCGAACTGATCGCGCACCTCCGACAGCACGCCCCGGAAGGTCGCCACGGCCTGCTCGGTCTCCTGTGCTCGGATGGCCGCTTTCTCCTGCCGCTCCTGCGCGCGGGTCAGCCGGCGCTCGGCAACGCGCCCCTGGAACTCGATTTCGCGCAGCCGCGCGCGCGCCGCCGGCGTCGCTTCGCGGAAGCGTGCGGCCTCTGCCGCCTCGTCGCCAGCCCGCCCGGCCGCCTCGGCCTCTTGCGCCGCCGCCAGACGCTTGACGATCTCCGCGTCCGACATCTTGCCGACGTCAATGCCCAGGCGCTGGAACTCGGCATCGAAGGCGTCGACCGCCGCGATATTGTCCGCGGCCGCCATGTCGGCCTGCCGGATCACCGGCGCGCCGCCGAAATCGGCGCGCAGCCCTTCCAGAAACTCATCGATGTCGGGCCGCTCCGCATGGTCCGGGAAGAAGCCCTCTTCCCAGGCCCGGAGCGCCGCGTCGTCGAGGTTCATCCCGCCTTTCTTGCGCGCCAGGCCCTTCGCGGTCTTGGTCGTGATCCCCATGGCGGCCAATTCACCGCCCTGGTCCTGCAACCCGCCTTGTGCGCGCAGCCAGCCGGCCAGCGTCTGCGGCTCCTTGGGCCGGCCGCGCCGTAGCTGCCGGATCATATCGATCAGCGAATCGTTCGGGTCAGCCACCTCATCCGGCCGGAAACGTTCCAGCCGATCCTCGATTTCGCGCGCCATCGTCTGCGCCGACCGCAATTCGCGTTCCGCCGCGGCGAAGTCGCGTGTGCTGCGCTCGCGCTGCAACACGCCCCGCCTTTCAGCCCGTCCCGCCTCGGTCACGGCCTGCTCGCTCGTCTGAAGCTCGGGCGTCAACTTGACCTGCTCGGCCTCGGCCTTGGCCAGCCGCTCCTGGGCGGCATCGACGCGCTCCCGGGCATCCAGTTGCGAGCCTTCCAGCCACGACGTCACGACCTCGCGGAACTCCGGCCGCTGCGCGTTGATCTTGTCCACCCGGTAGACGCGCGAGAGATACGAGACCGCCGTCTCGACCGCCACGTCTTCCGGCAACAGCTTGGCCTCGATCGCCCGATCCTTGAGGGGGTCGAACACTTGGCTCCGCATCGACCTGGCGGCCTCGGCCACCTCCGGCACCGGGTGCGCGTCGCCGCGCCGCATCGCCTGGCCGATCGCCTCCTTGAACTCGCCGAACGTCAGGGCCGCGGGCCGGCTCACAAGGTCGCCCGCCATAATGGCGCGGCGCGAGCCCGTGCCGCCCGTCCGGTATTTGACGAACAGCCGGTCGACCTCCTGGATGGCCTTGCCCAATGGGGCAGTCCACAGGCGCACGCGGCTCTCGACCGAGACGGCGCTTTTCTGCCCCAGCGCGTTCTTCTCGTAATAGAACGGGGTATCGGCCAGTTCCTGGGCCGCGCGCCGCGTCGCGATCGAGGGGCTCTGCGCCGTGCGCAGGATCGGGCTGGCGAAGCCGATGGCCTTCTCGAACCCGTAGGCCCGCTTCAGGCTTTCCTCGGCAAGGGTGGTGGTGGTTGTGGCCGCGGCGCCGACGCTGCCGGCCGGGCCGCCCGTGACTTCCGGGCCGGGGCTTACGCCGCTTCCGGCTTCGGCGCGAGGTGCGAGAACGCCTTTCCGAAGTAGTCGCTGTTCTCTCTCGCCTTTCGCCTTAGCGATTCCCGCTCGGAGGGCGTCAGCATCTCGGAAGCCGAGGATGTACCGGGCTTCGTCGGCCGTGAGGGCGGCGGGCTCGACGCCAAGCTGTTTTCTGATTTCGTCGCCATAGCGGGCCTCGATCTTCCTGACATGGGCGGTCGACGCCCCATAATGGCCCGACCGGCTCGCATTGGCAAGGGTGACGACGCCGGCGACCCGCCCGCCCTTCGATTGGATATGGTGGGCCAGTTCGGCCATCGTCCCGCCCATCACGCTCACGTCGTCGACCAGCACATACGCCCGGCCGGGCTCGACCGGCCCCTCGAAAATGGGCCGCGCCAGCATCCGATCCAAAGGACGGGCGCCGGTGTGGAAAGCGCGACTCGCCTGGACGATCCGGTCCTCGACCTCGGCGCCGACCTGGCGCGCGTAATAGTGCGCCAGCGCTTCCGGGATGGCATTCTGGCCCGTGGCTTCCTCGGCGATCACCGGCACATAGCGGGCATCGCGGCCGAACCGCGTGCGCGCCGCCTCGATCTGATCCGCCTTCACGAGGGCGGCAACGAGGCGCGCCGCCGCTTCGCTATCGCCGGCCTTGGCGGCCGTGTAGGACGGGTGTGCCTTCAGCGGCGCGTCGACCGTGTAGCTCGAGATCGGCGGATCGGCCGCGCGCGGCACGCTGGTCGCGCGCGGCGACACCGATAGATCGAACGAATCGCCCGCCTCTTGCGCCAGCAGATCGGCCGCCAGCTCTTCCGGCCGGATCCCGGCATAGCCGGGCCCGAGGCGGTCGCGCGATCCTTCCGGCGGCATCGCCATGTCGCGCTCGACGCCGCGCGCAACGTCGTCGAGCACCGCCCTTCCGTCCAGCGTGGCCGCCGCTGTCCGCCCCGCCCGCAGCCCTTCGGCAATCCGGGCGGCACCAGCCCCCAGGATGCCGGAGAGGAACGTGGCGGCGCTCACGTTGAGCGCGCTTTCGCCCCAGGTCCGGGTCTCCTGTGTCGCGTGCAGCGCCGCCTCGGCCGCGGTCGAGCCCAAGAGGCCGGCCCGCGCCGTCCTGTAGGCCCCGCGCAGGACCGAGCGGCCGCCGCGCGCCGCGCCCGCTGCGACGCCGCCAACGGGCACCAGGATGATCGGGTCGAACAGCCCGGCCGCGAAGCTGGCCGCGAAGCCCGCCACACCCGACTCGGCCAGCGTCTCCCGATCCGCGATCTCGCGGTCGATGCGCCGCTTGGCCGCCGCGACGTCATCGGGATTGCTCGCCCGTACGAACGCCTCGCTGAACGGCTTGTACCGATCCTCGATTCCCTCGAAAGCGTCGAAGTCCGGGTTGTGCAGTTGATCCTGTGTGCGGTGCAGATCGCGCACGATATCGCCCAGGACGGTGCCGCCGAAGTCATTGGCGACGGCCGAGCCGATGGTGTTCTCGACCCGGAACCCCGCCGCGATGGTATCGAGCGTGGACGGCGCCTCAGGCTCTTCCAGCGCTTCAGGCAACCGCCCGACCGGGTTGACCGGCAGCGAGGCCGGGTCGCTGTCCTGCACGAACGGCATTACTGCACCGCCTCGCCGCGACCGAACATGCCACTTTCCTGCATGCGCTGAATCTGGTCGAGGTTCTTCTCCTTCTCGCCGCGCACGCGCTGGCGCTTCGCCTCGGCCTCGCGCTTCGCCTTCTCGGCCTCGGCTTCCATGCGCTTGGCCGCCGGCGAGGCCGCCCAATCGGGCCGCCACAGCATCATCGAGCCGTCGGGCTTGCGCAGCGGGATCAACTCGCCGTTCTCGTTCTTCAGCAGGACCGAATAGGCCGGGCGGGCCATGCGACCTGTCTCCGGCGTCGCGGCGATCACGACGCGATCCTCGAGGTCGCCCTTGGCCTCATCGAACATCCCGCCGGCCTTGAGATCGGTCAGCAGCTGCTCCCGGTGCCAGCCATCGGGCGCGCCCGGCACCTGATAGACCCGCTCCGGCGCGTAGGGCATCCAGCGGCGCGGGCCGATCTCCGTCACGCCCCACACCTGCCGAAGCTCCTGAAGCGCGGCCTTGCGCGCGATGTCGATGTCGCCCTGGACCTGATAGTGCTGTTCGACCAGCCGGTCATAGGCGCCGGCCATCTCGCCCGTGCTGGCCGTCGGCGTTCCGGCCAGCCCCAGGTTGCCCAGAACCGAGCCGCCAAGCTGGCGTTCGAGCTCGCGCGCGTTGCCCTCGCGGACCTTCTTGGCGTTCAGGCTCAGAAACTCTCGGCGCTTCTTGGCCTCAGGCTCGCCGGCCTTGAGCACCTTCGTTTCCGCCAATTCGATCGCGCGCTGCGGCTCGACGCCCGCCCGCATGTTCGCCATGATGGCCGTGCCGAGCGCCACATCCTCTTGCGCGAAGTCCTGCCCGAGCGCCGGGTTGCGCGTGACCAGCCGATCAAGCGTATCGGCCGCCTGGACGCGCTTCTGCGCATCGGTCGAGCGGAGCCCGCCGCGGATGTCCGATTTGATGACCGACGGGATGATGCCCGCCTTGTCGACGAAGTTGGTCACCATCTCGACCGCATCGCCGGCGCGCTCCTCGGGCAACGCCTGAATGGCGGGCACGACGGTCTCGACGAAATAGTCGTCGACCGCATCCCGGTCCGCCTTCTCGCGCGGGTCGAGCGTCCCCATGCCCTCGACGGCCGCGCCGACGCGGGCCTTGGCGGCCTCGCGCTCCACAACCTTGCCGGCGACCCGATCCGCCGCCTTGACCAACTCGGTCCGCTGATTCGGCTTAAGCCACCCGGCGCCGCCGTCATAAGCGGCCTCGACATCGGCCACATCGGCCTCGCCGCGGCTCACCCGGATCTCGAGGTCGGACAGCGCCCGCGCGTTCGCCTGTGTCTCCGCCTTCTCCGCCGCGACGTCGCGACGCCGCGCTTCCCGCTCCGCCGCGTCCCCCAACGCCAGAAGGCGCGTCGCACCGATGCCGCTATCGTCGAACTCACCCGAGGACAGGCGCCGGACCGTGCCGTGCGGATCGCGCTCGATCAGGCCGCGAACCCGGCCCTCCTGCAGCTGCGCCTCGCCCTTTTTCAGGAACTCCGCCCGCTCCTTGGGCGGGATATCGAATCCATTCACATTGCCGCGAAACAGGGCAAGCTGGGTATCGAACGCCGCGGGGTTGCGCGCCACGGCCAAGACCTGGCTTTGCAGCGCCCGATCTGCCGACGTCACGGCCTCGCGCACCTGTTCCTGGTGCTCGTACCGCCCCGCGTCCTTGAGCGTCAGCGTCGACAGCGACAGCGCCCGGGCATTGGCCCTCGTGAACGCCGTATCGCTGATCGGGTACTTGCCGCGCATCTCCTTGAGGATGCGATCCCGCTCCTGGGCGAGCCGCGTCTGGACGCGCTGCGCAAGCCCGGCGGCGCCCGGCTGGGCATTGTCCTGTTCCTCCTGCAGGACTTCCTGGGCCCGGAGCGAGAACGCCGTCGTCGCCTCGGCGTCGAAAGCCTGCTCGGTCGCCGCGCGCCGGGTGTCCGCCAGATCATCGAGCTCGCGCTTGGCCTGGCCGGCTACCTGTTGCGCGGCGCCCCACATATCGGCGCCGAAGTCGCTGCCGTCGGCGCGCGCCTGCCTTTGGACCGACGCGCCGACGGTCGGGACGTCGAGCGGACTGGGTGTGCGGGCCATCAGGCGAACGACCCGAAAGCCTCATCGCCCGCCACCAGGCCGGGATCGACCGAGATACGGTCCGGCGCCCCCCAATTGGCCCCGGCGGCGGTGCTGGCGCCCGACAGGATGGACGTCCCGGCCTTGGCGAAGCCGGCCCGGCTGGCCGTGGTGGCGCGGAAGCGGTCGAGTTTGGCCTGGCTTTCCAGCGTGGCCGCCCGCGCGTCACCGCCCGCCAGGATGTTGAGCGCGCTGTACTCGCTCGTGCCGGCGAAGTCCTCGGCCGTCAGGAGCGGCGTGCCCGTGCCGATGTCGACGTTGCTGCCCGCCTGGCGCGTCAGGATCGTCGCCTGCATGCGCGACTGCCGGCGCCGGAACGCCTCGGCATCCGCCGCCGAGCGCTGCCGCTCGCTGATCGCCTGGTTCTCCGCCACCTTGGCGTTGAAGCGCGATGCCTTCGCCTGCGCCTGACCCTGTGCGACAGCCGCGCCCGCGCTCGCCAGTGCGGCCGCGACGGCGGCAACCGCGATGATCGTCGTCGTCGCTGCCATCAGCCGAATTCCTTCATGTACTGCCCGCCCATGAGCCGATAGCCGAGACGCTCGTAGAACCGGCCCGTCACGCCGGGACGCAGGCCGGTGTCGACGCTCAGCACGGCCTTGTCCAAACCGCATTCCGCGCGCCAGGCCTCGAATGCCCGGACCAGCTTCAGCGCCGCCTTGCTGCCCCGCACCGACGGCCTGACATAGAAAATATCGTGCTTGGCGAACTCGACGGCCGAGAACGTGAACGGCGTGCGGAATGCCGTCAGCATCCCGACGGCCTCGCCCTCCCGCTCCGCCAGGGCGATGAAGTAGCGCTCGCCCAGGACCGTCACGGTCGCGCGGTATACGGCCTCGTCGATCGACGGATAGGGGATCAGGCTCTCGGCCTGCATGGCCCGCCCCATATCGAGCATGACCGGGAAGTCATCGAGGCTGCCGCGGCGCACGGTGATCATTTCATGTCGTTTGTCTTCATCTCCGGCGCCAGCGCCAGCACCGTAAACGGCGTCGGGTCGCTGCCCTCGAAGACCAGCCGCGCATCCGTCGTCCAATCCCCGCCGATCTCGCGGAACTTGTCGCCCGAGAACAGCGGCACGGCCTGGTCCATCGAATCGAGCACGGCCCGGAACGGCACCGAGGCCAGCCGGTCGCTCGACGGGCCGATCATGGCGTTCATGCTGTCCAGCAGGACCAGCGTCACGCCGTGGATGCGCTTCTTCTTGCCGACCGACGTGCCGGCCACGGCCCCGCCCTCGATCCTCAGGGTCTCGCGCTTGTGCGTATAGGGCAGGCCGGCCACCACGGCGCCCGCCGGCGCGTCGAGCGTCACGGCCCCGCCGCTGACGACCTTCCGCGGATGAACGGCGCCGTCCGTCAAGAGACCGATCGTCTCGCCCTCGAGATGATCGAGGTTGGTGATGCTGCTCACGCGCGCATCGGGGTCGAGCCATTCCGCGGTTGCGATGCCGCGCAATTCCGTCGGGATCGCCCCCGGCTGCTCAACCGTCAGGGTATCGCCATCGACCAGAGCCGTGCCGCGCACCACCACTGTCTTGCCCAGGCGGCGCAGCCGCCAGAGCTTGCCGGCGTCATCGGCCTGGAACGGCGCATGACCCGTGGCCGTCAGGGTCGCGGGCTCGCCCACTTTCCAGGTCGTGGCGGTGAGCGTCAGCGTGTCGTCCTCGATGGCGTTCCAGTTGTCGAGCGTCAGGGCGGAGTCGACATAGACGGCGTTCTCCAGGGCGTCGCCCCGCTCGTAGGAGCCGGCCAGGACTTCGATATAGCGCTGTGTCGCCCCGTCGATCGTGCGCTTGACGATCATCCACACCTCGTCGCGCTCGATCGAGCCCGCGGCGTCGTTGCCCGCGATCACCGCGACCGACTCGACGACCGCATGACCGCCCGCGAAGAACCCGCCCAGGATCTGCCGGCCCCAGCCGAGCACGTCCTGCTCGCGCTTGTACGTGAAGGTCGGCATCTGCCCGTCGCGGCGCACGCACCAGATGAGCGAGTCCGGCTCCTGCTGGTACGCCATGTCGGCAATCCCGCCCTTCATGATGTGGTCCGCCAGCACATTCATGTCCGGCGCCTTGTAGCCGTCGTCCTCGAAGCTGAAGACGAACTCGCGGATTTTCCGCTGCGCGCGCTGCAGGAACAGGATGGCGTTGTCCGCCTCGACCGGGTCGACATCGGCCGAGCCGTGGCTGGTCTGCGGGTCGAGCGCTATGTCCGTAGGGGTCAGGACCGGACCGTCGCTGCGCGCCGTCCATTCGCGGCCCGTGGTCCCGACCGCCAGCGCCTTGCCGCCCGTCATCCACAGGATGGCATTCACCTCCTTGGAGACGATCCGGTAGTCGAGCGCGTCGTCGTCCTCGACCTGGACGGCGCCGCTGACGAAGCTGTCGGGCGACATCGCCTCGGGGAAGCCGGTCTCGCTGCTCCACAGCTTGGCCGGCTCGTCGGTCGTCCCGCCCGCGAACAGGCGCTGCTGATGGAAGGTCGCGCACCGCGGGTAACCAGTCGTCGCCGACCAGGCGCCGAGGCGCCAGACCGTCGATGCCGTCGTGGCCGTGAAGGTCGCGCGAACGTCCGCGACCGCGATCAATGTCGTGGTGATGCTGCGGATGACCGCCCAGCCCCAGGCGTTGCTTGCGACCTTGATCCGCACCGACCGGCCGATATCGCTCGCCTGCCAGCCCAGGTTGCCGTTGATGCCCGTCACGGCCGAGGCCGTGATCGTGATGCCCATGCCGGTCGCGGCCGAGACCGTGAGGGTCGTCGCCGTGTCGTTCTCGTCGTTCCAGGGCCCATCCTCGAACAGCGCCTCGACCAGCGACCACGATTCGTGACCGAGGCTCTTGAGCTTGTAGACGGGCGTCGTGCCGCCCGCCATGAGGTACATGACGTCGACCGATTGCGTGCGCTTGAGGCTGAACAACTGCGCTTCCGTGTAGGGCGAGCCGATCTCGACCGGCGCGGCGCTGATCAGGCTGACGTCATCGATCTGGACGTCCTTGTCGCGGAAACTGCCGCGGTTGCGGAATTGGATGAAGACGCTCGACGCACCCGGCGTGAAGGCGTAGCAGTGATAGCCGACCTCGAAGAGCTTGTCCGCCACGATGTCGTCGTCATTCGTGGTTGTGCCGATGCGGAGCTCGACCCGATCCGAGGCCAGGCCGACGACCCGGAACCGCAGGACATGCTGCACGTCCTCATAAGCCGCCCCGACCGCCACCTCTTGCTCGGCCCAGCCGATGTCATCGGCCGCCGTGCCCGAAGTCTCGAGGGTCAGCCGGCCGTTGGTCGCGTCGTGGCTGATCTGGTTGCCGGCGCCGCCCGTCGATTCGTCCGTCCAACCCGTGATGTCGCTCGTGAAGTCGCCGTTGCTGATCGCCGCGTCGGTCTCGTCGACGACGATGGTCGCCTGGTCCTTGCAGAACCGGATATAGCCCTCGCCGAACTCGTTCATGTAGGCCTGGACGGTCGAGCGCTGGAAGCCGATGATCCGCGTTTTCTTGGTCGAGTCCTTGACCTCGCGCACGAACAGCGTGCCGGGCCGGCGCGCCACCCCGCCCTGGGCCAGCGGCAGCATGTTGACCAACTGGGCGCTGCCCTGCGGGTATTTCTGGAAGTCCGTCCGCGCGGCCATGCGCGGGCTCATCTCGCCCGCGTTGCCGGCCGGCAGGTAGGGGTTTGCCCTCACCATGTCATTGCCGGGACAATTCCCACTCGGTCGGCTGGTCCTCGTCCTCGCCGTCCTCCTGGGCGTCGTTGCTCTGCGCCTTGGCGAGTCGGCGCTGGTACTCGGCCCCCATCTCCTTGGCGAGGCTCGTCGAGTTGGTGAGCGCGACCGCGACCTCCGAGGCCAGCCGGAAGGCCAGCGCCTCGCGGAAATCCGGCATCATCGCGTTCGGGTCGGTCACGCGCTTGACGTAGAGCAGATAGACATCGTCGTCGTCGCAGAGCAGCCGGCCGGCTTCGATCCGGTAGAACCGGATGCGCGAGCGCGCCTTGTCGTCGCGGTAGACTGCGGCCACCCGGAGATAGTCGGCCGGCAGCTGGTACCAGTGGTCGAACCCGAAGGCCGGCGCGCCCGCCACCTGGGCAAGCTGCGCCCGCGCCTTGGCGAAGTTCCAGGTATGGCCGCGCAGCACCTCGTCGCGCTTGTCGTCGAAGACATCGTCGAGCGCATTCGCGGCCTCGGAGCCATCGGTGCGGCTCGTGATGCGCGACGATCCGATCTTGCGCAGCGCCGCGTTTATGATGCCGGTTTCGGAAGCCATGGCTCAGCCCGTCAGGCCGCCTTGGCCTTCGCAGCATCGAGGGCCGCGACCATCTCGGCCTTGGGCGTGCCGGGCTTGAAGCCCGCGCCCGTCAGGCGCTTGTGCTCCGACTGCAGCTCGGCGATCGACATCTCGACCGGCGCCTTGTCGACAGGCGTGAAGGTCGGCCCCACCTGATCCGCCCCGGCCTTCATCTTCTCGACCAGGACGAAGTTGTTGGCGTCGTCGATCGCCAGGCCCGTGCGCAGGATGGCGCTGGTCTGGACATGCACGACCTCGTACTTGCCGTTCGCGGCCTGCCGGACATCGAGCTCGCCGCCCCAATTCGCCTTGAACCGCTCCCACTCGCCCTGACGCTGCACGAGCACGAAATTCCGGTCAGCGTGCAGCACGACGAACTCCGCCTCGGCCCAGCCGCCGTCCGGGGTCTTGAGGTAAACCCGGATGCGATGCGACTTGGCCAGCCGATCGGCCACGGGCTGGAAGAAATTCGGGGCCTCGACGTCCTCTGGCTTGAGGCCGCCGAACCGCGGGGGCGTCATGTCGCGTCCGTTGCGGTCCGTCTCGATCGTGCTCAGCACATGGACGGTGCCGGCCGTGGCGCCGCCCGGCGTCTTCAGAAGCTCGCCGCCGCATTGAATGGTCATGATGTCTCTCCGTTGTTTTCGATCAGCGCCGACGCCACGTCTTTTCGAATATCTCTCGGTTCCGCGCGGCGCCGCCTGCCGGCCACTCTGCCGGCGGGCACATGACGTGGTCGCAGACGAGATCGTCGCAGATCATGAACCGCGCCCCGGCGCTGTGCAGCCGCCAGAGGAAGTCATTGTCCTCGTAGCCCTGGCCGTCGCGGTAGCGCTCGTCGAAGCCGCCGGCCCGGTCGAACAAGCCTCGGTGCAGCATCGAGCAGAAATGCAGCCCGGCGCCGGGCGGCGATGGAACGCGGCCGACGGCCTCGTTCGGCGGCATGTCGGTCGAGTGGCAATACCACCAACCCCTACCGCGGCAGGCAGCGGCGATGTATCCCAAGGGACCGATCTCGTTCAGATGCTCACGCATCGCGGCGAGGATCGGCGCCCGATGGACGACCTCGGGATTTGTCAGAACGATGATCTCGCCGCGCGCTTCCGCGACACCGGCATTGAGCGGGATGCACGGGTTCTTGGCTACGGTCTTGTCGGGCAGCCGGACGATTCTCACCGCGAATGGCGGGCTCGACGGCGCGGCCGCACGTTCCGGCGACCCGTCATCGACGATGACGATCTCGATATCAAGCCCGCTGTAGAGCTTGCAGTAGTGCGCGACGTTGGCGCGGAGTATATCGGCTCTTTGCCAATATGGCATCACCACGGAGATCATACTTCTCCGGCTCCTTCTCGACGGCTTTTCGGATCACGTTGTCGCAGGCGCCGACCCAATCGACTTCATCGTAGCCTCGCGGCCCTCCGGCCGAAGGCAGGTAATAGCCGATATTCACGAGCGGCACGCCGACCTTGGTGAACGCCGGCAAGCGGACGTAGAAGTCATAGTCCTCAGCGATGTTCATCGTCTCGTTGAAGCGCAGGGATCGCGCAAGCTCGGCCCTGACGAAGAACCCCATCGATAGCGTTCCGCGAGCGCCGAACAACGCGAGATCGCGCCAGCCACACGGCAGGACGTTCATCCGTCGAGAGCGGCCCTCCAGGCAGCCCTCCCAGCAGACGAGCCCGAACGTGGCGGCCGAATCGAAATCACACATCGTCAGCGCCGCGGGAGCCATCACGTCGTCGGCATCCAGAAAGAAGAACCAGTCGCCGTCCGCATCCATACCCTCGTTGCGCGCGCGGCTCCGGCCCATTCGACCAGCCGTGTCGTCCACGATCCGATGCTCGACGGATGTGAATCTTCCACAGCCGAATGCGATGGCAGCCTTGACGCTGTCAACCGCGCTCAGTGCATGATCTTCGTGGCCCGGGCCAACGGGCGTGATGACGACGAGCTTCATTTATAGGGTGCGACGCGGCTCAGGATTTCTTCCGGTTCCACCCCGAACTTGCCCGGGTCGGCCGCCACCGCGCGGCGGATCATCTCGTTGCACCGGCCCGTCCAATCCGCCTCTTTGTGCCCGATGCGACGCGGACCTGCCGCCGACGTACCGACGCGCTTTGTAATGAGCGGGCTGGGAACTTTCGTGAAGGAAGGCAGCCGCAGGAAGAACTCGAAATCGTCCGTCAGATCGTCATCGGCGTCGAAGCGCATCGCAGACGCTATATCGGCTCGGCAGAAGCAGCCCATGATCAACGTGCCACCAGCGCCATGGATCGCGACATCCCGCCATGTGCACGGATGGACATTCTTCCACGACGCGAACTTGCTTTGCAGTTTGATTGCCCCGAAAGTGGCGACGTCGTCGAAATTGTTCATTTCCAGGGCGTCCGGCTCTATCACGTCGTCGGCGTCGAGAAAAAAGAACCAGTCCACACCCGGCGGCTCCATGGCCTTGTTCTTCGCACCGGCGCAACCGAGAACACCTTTCGTGTCGTCGATCACAACGTGCTCGATCCCGGTGAACCGGCCCGGCCTCTGCGATGCGGTCGCAACCGAAGCCCTGCACTGCTCAATCAGCGACTCATGTCCCGGGCCGAGGCCGGTGATGATGCGGAGCTTCACAGGAAATTCACGTGCGTCGGCGTCGCCAACAGGGCGGTGATGTTCTCGTTCTTCTTGACGAGAGGACAGGATCGACACGTCCTGGCGTCGAAGTCTGCGATCGCCCGTTCCTTGCCGGCCGAGGAGAACCAGGCCCGGAGGCTCGTCTCCCGCAGATCGCCGATCTCGCCCGCCTGCGAATAGGCGACGTAGCAGCAGCGATAGACCTTCTGGTTGCCGCCGATGTAGATGACGACCTGCTGGAAGCCGCAGAAGCTGCCGGACATCCGCTTGCTGAGTGCCGCGTCGAACTGGTCGAAGACCTCGAAAGTGGGTGTCCGGAGCGCCTGGCAGGCCCGTACGCTGGCCCTGGCGGCTTCGAGCTTGTCGCCATAGACTGCCACGTCCTCGGTACTCTGCATCGACGCCAGGCGGACGTAGGCCGCGCCAGTGCTGCGCAGCAGCTCCACGGCTTGCGGCGTGCTCGGATAGAACTCCGGCGTTACGACGTAGCCCGTGCCGACCACACAGCCCGCGCCCTGCCGCTTCACCTCGTCAACGAGGACCCGGATGTTATCCAGTACCTTATGGAAGACTTCCGGCCGTGTCTGCCGAATGGCCGAGTACTCTGCCTCCGTGGCGCCGTCGAAGCTGAAGCGAACGTAAGTGAACCGCGGCAGGATGCGCTCCCAGCCCTTGCGGAGCACCATGCCGTTGGTGTTGAGCGCGCATTCGAGGCCACGGTCAAGCGCGTGCTCGAACATTTCGAGGTGGTCGGGATGCGCCGTCGGTTCCCCACCACCGGTCCAGGTGATCGACTTGACACCAAGATCGGCCGCGTCGTCGAGGATCGCCCGCAGCTTCGCGGACGGGATCATGCGCATGGGGTTGTGGGTAGGGTTGCCATGCTTGTCGAGCCCGCCGAACTGTTGAACGGATAGCCCGGTCGGCGATCGATACGCGCAATACCGACAGCTCGCCTGGCAAAAGTCCGACGGGACAAGCTGGATATTGACGGGAACGGCCTGCCGTCCCTTGCGCATCTCATCCAGTCGATCGCCATGAAAGACGATCTTGTCCGTCGAGTACGCATTGCCCATGCGGGAGCCGTCCTAAAAAGGAGGCCGGGGCTCACACCCCGGCCCCGTTGACGTTAGTCGCCCGAGGTTATGCCCCAGCCGGTCAGGTCGTTGGAGAGATTGACCACCCCAGCGGCAGAAACCCCGTACACGATGTGGCGACCGACGTCGCTGATCGTGCCGGTGCGGATGGCGGTCGCCCACACGACGACCTCGATGATATCGCCAACCCGAAGGTTGACGGTGTCATCGCTGTTGTTCATGTAGCCGTTGTCATCCACGTCCGTGAGGACGTCGAGGGTGTCGTAGCGATACAGCCCGAAGCCATTCGCCTGGGCCATAAGGCTGAGATTGGCTGCATTGAAAGCCATGATGGTGCTCCTTTCTCTGCCTTACGAAACCGGGATGGCTTCGTTGTCGTCGTGCGTCATCTCGACGACGCCCGTCGCGTCGATGAGCGCGGCGCCGCCGGCCATCGAGTGGTTGACGAAGTGCGCGACGCGCTCGCCGTTCCACCAGATGTCGGCGCCGACGCCGGACTTGCCGCCCGTGGCCGCGACGTTGCCGCCGAAGCCGTTGGCCGCGTAGCCGATCGCCGTCTTGTGCCAGCCGAAGTTCTTGGCCTCATTGGTGCCGACGCCCGGCAGGCCCGTGTGCATGGACCAGAGGGCGCCGTTCCAGCGCTTGACCATCGGGCCCATCATGAAGGGCCGGTCGGTCACGTAGTCGGTCGAGGCGAACTCCTTGACCGTCATCGCCATCGCCCAGAGCAGCGGCGTGATGAAGCAGTAGACCTGCCCGTCGTTCGGCACGTCGTTGCTCCACAGCTTCTGCACCATGGTCAGCAGGCCGTTGCGGATCGCCGCCGAGGACGTGACGGTGATCGAGCCCGTGGTGGACGTGCCGTCCGCCACGGTGATGATCTGCTCGTCGACCTTCCGGCCGAGCGCGTAGGCGCCGCCATTGGCGATCACCATGCGCTCGTCGATGTTGGTCTTCGCCTCGTCGAGCTTGTCGACATAGTCGCCGGCATAGAAGTCGCTGATCGTGCACTCGACCGGCGTGTGGGCCTGGTTCATCGGCGTGACGATGCCGTGGCGGGACTTGGTCGTCGCCGTGCCCTTGCCGACCTTCTGGAACGTGGTCGAGGCGCCGACGACGTCCATCTTGGTGCGGACAGTGTTCAGCATCTGCGAACCCTGCCGCTGGAACGCCTGGTGGACGTCCCTTTCGTACTGCTTGATGAAAGCCTGATCGATTGAGGTGCTCACAGCACATCTCCATCTTGAGAGTTGCGGGAGCACGTCGCGTAGTGGGCCAAGCGGATGCGCCGCGGTGGGCCCCTCGGGGGTCGCGGTTTGGTCGGCTCGGGGTACTTGACGTGACGGGGTAGGAGTCCGCCGGCGCGGGTCGCTCAGGGAGCGGTGGGCCGCGTCATGCGGGTACGGCCGCGCGAGGCGGCCGGATTCTATTGGGCGGCGGTGCCGTAAAGCTTCTGCGCCAGCTCGTTGCGCTCGCCGTCCAGCTTCTGCGCCGTGTCGCGGTCACCCTTGGCGAGCGCGTCGTGGATCTTCTTGGTGAGGTCATCCATCGTGGCCTCGGCATCCTTTGCCGCCTTGCCGTCGAGGCCGATGACCATGCCGTGCTCGTCCATCTTGCGGCCGATCGCGGCGAAGGCGCGGACGTACTCGGGATGCGCCGATGCCTTGATGCCATCGATGCGCGTGCGCTCCATGATCTCGACCAGCCGATCGCCGCCGAAGGCCCGGACGGCCCGGTTGGCGTGCTGCTCGTTCACCGCGTACTCGGCCGGCCCGCCATATTCGGCGGTGAGATCGGTCTTGGTCTTCTCGACCGCGGCCGTGTCGCGCGCCGCCTGGGCCTTCTCGCCGTCGGCCAGCGCCTGATAGTAGAGGTCGGCCACCGCTTGGACGGTCTCGGGCGGCGCGTGCCGCTCGTGCAGGGCCCTGGCGATCATGCCCTCGACTGCGGCCGCGCCGGTCTCGTCGATCGCCTCGGGCAGCTGCTCGGGCCGGGTGATCTTGTACTCCTCGAATTTCTCCGGGACGTTGAAGCGCTTGCGGAACTCCGCCACCTCTTCGGGCTTCGCGTCCTTGCCCGGTGCGGCGATAGGCGCGCGCGCCTTCTGGAAGAACGTGTAGCCCGCCTTCACCGCCTCGGCCGCGCTCGTGAAGCGCTCGGCGAACTTCTTGTGCTCCGGGTCCGTGATGCCGGCGCGCCAGTCGGTGGGTTCGGGGGCTGGCGTCGGGCTCGGAGCGGGCTCGGGTGAAGGCGCGGGCGCAGGAGCTGGCGCTGGCGACGGAGCGGGAGAAGGAGTCGGCTCGGGCGCCGGCGAAGGCGCGGGGGTCGGGCTCGGCGCCGGGCTCGGCGTCGGAGTCGGATCGGGCATGGTCGCTCCTGTCGTTAGGTTGCCGGCCCCTTGGGCTCGGCGTTGAGCGCGGTCATGATGTCGAGCGCCAGTTCGCGGCGCCCCGTGTAGCGCTGCAAGGCCTCGCTATCGGCCGGGATGCTCTCGACCGCGTCGTAGAGCCCGCCCCAGCCCAGGATGCTCATCAGCACGCGCTGACCGGCGGGCGAGCCGTAGAAGACCGCGCGGAAATCCCGGTAGCGGTCGGTCTCGTTGTAGTCGGCGCCGAAATTCGTGCGGCGCAGCTCGTCGAGGAAGCGCGTCGGATCGGGCCGGCCGAGCCGTCGCCAGGGCCAGCGGATCACGCCCCACCCTGCCCGGCCTTGGCCAAGTCGGCCACGCCCGCGCCCGCGTCCTTGAGGCCGCCCGCCGCCTGCTCGGCCATCGCCAGCGCCGCCTGGGCCTGCTGCGCCTGGGCGCGCTGCTGGCGGCGATGCTCGACCTGATCCTTGGGCCTGATCTGCTTGGCCGGCATGCCCATGACCTCGGCCGTGCTGCGCGCGATCTCGTCGGCGTCGAAATTGTCCATGACGCCCGGATCGGCTTCGATGAACGGCGCGATCACCTGGACGGTGCGGGTCGCCGCCATGGCCTCGATCTGCTTGCGCACGACCTCGATCGGGCTGCGGACCTCGACCCGCACGCCGCCGCGCTTCAGCGCTTCGGGCGGATCGGCGAAGGCACCGGCATGGAGCATGATGTCGAACACGCGCCGGCCCGTCGCCGCCGGGTAGTCGGCCTCGAGCCGGCTGAACACCGGGCCGGCCGTGCGCAGCATCTCTTCCTTGCGCTCCGCGATCTCGAAAGCCGTCATCTGCGGCGCGTCGATCGGCAGGTTGAGCACGTTGCGGAAGAACGCGGCCCACACGAGCTCGCGGCCGTCCTGCTGCATCTCGCGCGCCAGCGGGATCTGGGCGCCGGAGACGAAGGGGAAGATCGGCGGGCGCCCGCCCAGCTTGGCCGCGGCCTCGATGTCGTAGATCGTCGTCTTGCCCGGCATGAGCCGCTCGCGCCCCACAATCGAATCGTTAGCCGCCAGGCGCGGCGGGTCGACCGCCATATGTCCGGCGCGCAGGATGGTCTTGCCCTGCGACTGGAGGGTCTTCGCGTCCGGCAGGGCGACGCGGCCCGGGCCCCAGCCGTATTCCTCGTCGGCGCTCGCATCCCACTGCGGCACGATGAACGGGAAGGTGCGGAACCCGCCCTCGCCGACCAGATGGCCGGACTGCTCCTCGACGACGCGCGAGCGAAAGCGCATGTTCATGTCGTCGGCGCGGCCGGGCTTGCGATCCGTGCGCGGCTCGACGGCCTGCCAGAAGGTGAATTCCCGGTCCGGCTCGGGCTTCGGGCCCGTCAGGGCCTCTCGGACCTTCTCGCCGACCTTGTCCTCGCCGAAGCGCTGCACGGCTTGGCGGGCCGTGAGGCGGATGCGCAGATAGACGGTGTCGAGCACGCCGTCCTCGGAGCGCGCGACCAGGATGTCCCGCAGATGGAGGGCGCGGAACGACAGGCGGCGCCGGTCCCCGCTCTCGCCCGCGTACATGGCGCCGGTGCCGAACACCGTCACGTCCTGATCGACGACCCCCGTTGACGGCAGGAAGCGCGCCATCGGGTTGTACATCGCCGCCTGCATCCGCTCCTCGGTATCGTTGAGCCAGGCCTTGACGTCGTCCATCTCGGCCGCGCGCTTGTCCGCCGGCTTGACGAACAGCCACTTCTGCGTCTTCGGCATCAGGAGCGTGCCGACTGCGCCGGCGAGCATCCGGGCGCCCTGCATGGGCGTCGAGTCGTAGACCTCGCTCGTGCGCTTGCTGCCCGGCGCGGTTTGGGTGATGAAGTTCGCCCGCTGCGGCAGCATGACGTCGGCCATTTCCTGCCAGGTCGTCAGGAACATGCCGCGCTTCGCCTCAAGCGCCTTGGCCCGATCGCAGATTTCCTTGGCGTCCGTGCTGTCCAATGCGACCTCAGTTGATCAGGCGGCCGGGTGTGCGGAGGAACATGGGTTGCATGACGGCGCCGCCGGGAATGGGCGGTGTTGCGGAGAAGCCCGAATAGCCCCAGCCGGCTTGAGCCCGCCACTCGGCATCGGGGGCCGCATTGGGCGTGACGCCGACGGCGAATGTGGGCAGGAGCGCCGCGACGTTCCGGCGCTTCTCCGCGCTATCTATCGCCATGACTACGGAGCGTTCAGTTCGGATTCGCTGTAGGTTGTGCCGTCGTCGCTCAAATCCTTCTCAGCGTCGGCGACGGCGCTGTCGTTGTAGAACGTCTTCTTGGTCGCCGTGACGTCGATCTGGTTGCGCATCCACTTGAACACGTAGTTGACCTTGGCAGAGAGCGAGACATTGGCGGCCGGCACGCCAGCGGGCTCAGCCTGCGCATCAGTTGAGAGCGCGTCGACGACCTCGGCGTTGACCTGAGCGGAGGACACGTCGTTGAAGCCCGTAACCCCCGTGCCCTTCGCGAGGACGATGTTCGTTCCTGCGGTGAGAAGCCGGGTCGCAACAGACCACACCGCATCGAAGGCGCCGGCCGCAAATTTCGCCGCCGTGAAAGCGCCCGAGGCGATCGCGGTCGCGGTCAGGACGCCACTCGCCATAGCGCCGACCGAGGCGTCGACCCGGCCCGACACCAGCGCCGCCGGAAGACGGGCCGCGGAGGCGCTGCGATCAAGCGTGAACTCGCCGACCACTTCGCCGACCACAGAAACGCTGTCGACCGTCCCGGCGGTCAGGACCAGATAGTAGGTCGAGCCCGCGGCGTAGCCGTTGCCGACGGTGCCGACCACGCGGATGTTGTTCAGGCCCGTCACGCTGTCGAAGCTCGCGGAGAGCGTCAGGCCGGCCGTCAACTGCGTCGTCGAGTTGTCCGGGTAGGCCGCGACCGCACCGCTCACCAAGGCCGTCGGGATGCCGGTCGCAAAGGCGCGGGTTGTGAATTTTACGTCGAAACTGGAGCCAACCGGATAGTCGGTCATGCGCGCGCCTCAAAGAGTTTCCGCGTGACCGGCACCCACAGGCGCTTTTCCGGTACGATGATCTTCTTGCCCGCCAGCCCGCCGCCCGGCCCGGCGATGCCGCCCCGGCCCGCCAACCCACCCGAACCGGCAAGGCTGCTCATGATGCGCCCGCCGGCCGGTGCTTCCTCTGCTGGGATCAGCGCGAAGGCCCGGCCCGTGAACTCGTTGCCGCCCGTCCATCCGAGGGCGATGCTGGTCTCGACGATCGCCCGATTGCCCCAGCACATCCCGTAGGAATCGACGAGGATATCGAACCGCTCCGTCGTGTTCGCATTCGGTGTGTGGGCGCTGTCGTCGACATCGAAGCCGACAACGATCCCGTAGTCCCCTGACACGACAGGAGAGAGCGTCAGGCTTATCGACGAGCCGAAAGTGTGGTCCGAGGCATTGGCCCGGATCGCATCGGTATCGGCTGACCCCTGATGAACCCCGGAGAACGACTGCCAGCCTATGAGCGGGGCGCCGTCGAACGAACCTGTCGAGAAGTTGACGACCAGGTTATTAGACCCGCTGGCCTGGTTGCGCAGCCCGTAGACGGCATAGCCGTTGGCCACATCGCCCGTGCCGACGAACAACTGCGTCATGTCGACGCCGGCATACTGGATCAGCGAGGGCACGGCGACGCCGACGAAAGACGTGTTGATCGCTATAGTAGCGACGACCAGATACCGATTGTCGCCTGTCCCTACATCGACCGCGTTGGTGTTGTTCTGGCTGACGGTCTGGTCATTGCCAGGCGTGCCGGGGACGATGGCCATCAGCCGCGCTTCAACTCGTTCGTACTAAGTGCCTCGTCTATCGTCTTGCCGACACGGAGACCCCGGCTGATGACCCTTTCCAGCCAAGCACTCTCCGCAGAGTCCTCTACGTCATGCTGGACGACAGCCAGCAGGCGGGCGGCGGCGTGAAAGTCCGCGACACTCTTGCCTGGGGCAGCGTCCTTCTCGCAATTCCGGATCCAGCACAGACAACCGCCCTCGTGGTTGAAAAACGCCCGCGTGCCGTGCTTGCCCTCGCGCATTCCCATTGCGGCGCCGAAAGCCGGGCGGAACGCATCGAGCGCGCGGCGGTCGGCAAATCGCAGGATCATGGCGTCAGGCGGTCAGCGCCTTGAGCTTGGCCATCCGGCCCTCGTAGTCGGCCCGGAGCGCCTCGGCCTCCTGACGCACCTTCTCCGCCGCCGCGCGGTCCTCCAGGGCCTTCCCGAGTTCGGACGCGGCCTTGCCCCGCAGCTCAGCCACCTCGGCCTCACGGGCCTTGAGCGTCTCGTCGCGGGCCTTCGTGGATTCGGCGTGCCGCGCCTTCTCGACATTGAGCGCCGCCTGCCGGTCCGTCAGCACGGCCTCGCGCCTGTCCATATCTGCCGCGCGCTTGCTCGCCTTGGCCTCGAGCTCGGCCGCGGCCTGTGCCACGTACTGCTCGCGCTCCGTCGCCGCCTTCTCGGCTTTCTCCGCCGCGGCGATGCGCGCGTTGGCCTCGTCGATCGCTTTGACCGCCGCCTTCTGCGCGTCGACCAGCTGTTGCAGCCGGCCCTTCGCCTTATCGGCGTTGAGGATCAGGTCGATGAGGGCGAAGACTTCCGATTCCGAGCGCGGCGTGGCGCGCCCCGGCAGGTTCAGTGTTCCGACCATGGCGCTACTCCGCGATGACGCTGATGACCCAGCCCCGGCCCTGCGATACCCAGTGATACTCGACGGCGCCGGCCGGGAGACGCTGGCTGGTGCTGAGCGCCGTCACGCTGTCGCCGATCTTGAATCGGCACGCCGTGTCCGGGCAGATGCGGATGCGACGCGTCCGGGCATTGAACGCCACGCTGGCCGTCACCGCGCTGGTAAAGTCCACTTCCTGCTCGGTAATGAGATCGGTCGCGACCTCGACCGCCGCGTCGTACTCGCCGATGGTGATCTTGGCCATTTATGCCTCGTTTCAACCTCTAGTTGGTACCGAGCACTGGAGAACCGGCACCCGGCCATAGCTTTCACTACCGCTGGTGGGCAAAAGTCATAAGTCCTGCTAGCCGAGCGTTGACTTGCCGTCCGGCGCGTCGCCGTTGAGGATCGCGGCCGTCGGGCGGCGCTGGCGCTTCTTCCGCGCCTCCTCCACCACCTCGGGCGAATCCGGGACCGTGCGCCACGTGCCCTTGCCGTCCTCGGCCATGCGCTTCATCACATGCGCCGTCATGGCGGAGCCTGCCCGCCCGTTCATGAGCCGAGCAGCCGCTTCTGATCGAGGCTCGGGTCGGACGTGTCGCCCAGCCCGCCGGTCAGGATCGTGTCCTTGATGCCGCCGCGCCGCTTGCGCGAGAGCCGCTCCTTGCGCGCCGCCTCGGCGATACTGGGATCGGCCATGGTGGGCGGCGGGGTCGGAGGCGGCGGGGCCTTCGGGCTGTTGCCGAAGCCGGGCAGGCGCAGATTGATCATGCGGTCCTCTTGGTCAGACGGCGGTAAAGCTGTCTTGGCGTCAACACCCATGGCGCGCGGATGCACAGCAGGGCCTTGCATAGCCCTGTGCAGTTGGCCACGGCCAGCGGCCCAACCGGCGGCACCGCGCCCTGCTCGGTCTCGACCACCGTGCAGCCCTCGGCCCGGTAGAACGCCGCGATGTCGCACTCGGCCGGCGCTACGACCCGCACGAACGGCACGCCCTCCTGGCCGTCAACGATGATCCAGAAATGCCCGTCGCACAGCACGACGAAGCAATGGCCGAAGCCCCGGCGCAGCAGCCGCGCGCGCCAGCCGATGCCGGCGCAGAACACGACGACGGCTTTCACGGCTTGTCGGCGTCGCGCCTTCGGACGACAGCGCGGTGGAACGCCATGCCCATGTTGGACCCGAGCAGCGCAGCCTCCTTGCCGTCGAGCAGGGCTTCGGCCGCTATGTCCTCGCGCACATAGAGCGCACCGTCCAGCATGGGCCCCGCCGAGAATGCGGGAACTTGGTCGCGCCGGATCAGCACGCCGATCAGCGTGTATTCGTCGTTCGGGTTCATCTCGGCCTCACTGTACCTGTCGCGTATCCACAGCCGCGCGGACGAGCTTGGCGGCCGTCTGGGGCGCGAGGGCGTCGATCAGGGCGTCGGCCTGCGCGTCGGTCAGCGGCGTATCATTCGGCCGCGCCCGGCGGTGCGCGCGCCGCGTGACCTCGCGCAACCGCATGAGGTCGCGGTGATCCAGATCGGCCAGGATGCTCCGCGGCGACACGACCATCGGATAGACCTCGACGATATCTGCCTCGCCCATGAGCGCCATGTAGCCCGAGCCCGGCGGGTCGGACAGCCGCGGGTCGATCGGCAGGACGTCCGACCACCGGATCGGCCCGAACTGCACGCGCTGCGCCTCGGCCTGCTCGCGGAATGCCTGGGCGACCACCAGCCGCGCCCGCACCTTCTCATCCTCGCCGCGGAACCAAGCCGCCGCGTGCATGGTCTCGCCGATCTCGCGCATGGTCACCAGCTGTGAGGATGGTAGTCGTCGTCCTGCCCGCCCTGTCGGCGCCGGTCGATCCAGTCCCGATCCGCCTTGGTCTTGACCGGGCCGCCGAAGGTCAGGGCCGCGGCGTCGCCGCCGTCGGTCGAGAAGCCCAGGCGCTGCCTGATCTTGTCCTTGTCCTCGAGCAGCGTCTGATTGTTCGAGTTGGTCTTGAAGCCCGGCGCCGTAAGCTCGGCGTGCAGCACGTCGTCGTCCGGGATCTGCGCCCCGCCGGCATCGCCGAGCCAGGCGCGGAGCTCGCCCCACATCTCGGCCCGCTTGTTCGCATAGGCGCGCTCGTCCGAGGCGCGGGCGCCGAAGTTGACCAGCGTCATCTTCTTGCCGTAGTTGCGCGCCTTCAGGATGTCATAGATTTGAGCGCCGCCGCCGCCCGTGTCGAGGAAGCACATCTCGGGGTTCAGCCGGTCGATGTGGCGCGCCAGGCGGTTCGCGATGTCCACCGTGTCGTCGCTGTGGAACGCATCGTTGAGCGCCTCACCCATGATGCGGCCCTGGCGCGACATGAACCAGTTGCGGTCCCGCTGCCCGCGCGCGAAGTCACAGCCGAATATGAGCGGCGCGTGGCTCTGATCGGGCATCTGCGCCTTGCGGGCCCTCAGCACGATCTCGGACGGAATGAAGCTGTTGGCGCCGCTCGCCTGGAACGCCTCCTCGGCCGTCGCCGGGTATTCCTGCCGGAAGCGCCAGCACAGCCGATCCGTCGGCAGCTGGTCCGGGATGGCGAGCTCGCCGTTCTTCGACCACGCCCAATAGAGCTGATCGCGCGTCAGCCCGTGCGACTCGCCGTACTCGGTGAACGCGGCCGGCGCCTGCCAGTCCTTGGGGCACGGCGTCTCGTATTCCTCGTGCAGGAACCAGGGCAGGAACAGTGCCTCGTAGCGCCCCTCGCCCCGCTCCGCCGCCTTCCACATCGAGTAGAAGACGCCGCCGATGCCGTTGGCCGTGGTCTCGAGCCAGACTTCCGTCCCCGGCTGGTCCGGTACGGCCTGCAGGGCGCCCGAGGTGTGTTCCTCGGCCCGCGCCCAGAACGCCACCTCCGAGCCATGGAAGAATTGGATGGTATCGCTGCGCCCGACACCCTCGGCCTTGGCGGTCGCCACGCGATAGCCGCTGTCCAGCCGGCCGAAGTCGAGCTCGGCCGAGTTCGATGCCTTGGTCTGCGGCTTGACCAGCGCCGGGCAGTTGTCGTGGTAGCGCTTCGAGATGGCGAAGAGGTTGTCCGTCGCCTGGTCCCGGTGCGTCAGGATGAACGCACGCACGCCGCGCCGGTGCGTCACCTTCCAGTAGAACCGCCCCTCGATATAGGTCGAGATGCCCGGCTGGCGCGGCTTCAGCACCAGCAGGCGAACCATGCCGGTCTTGGCTATCTGCCGCTCGGCCGCCTCATGAACCCGGCGCTGAATCGCGTTGAGCGCCAGCGGGATGATCTCGCCGGCCTTGGTCCTGATCTTGAGGCATTTGAGCGCGTAGTGGGCGAAATCGTCCTTGAGCCGCTGGCGTACCGAGCGCTCCCGCGCCGTGATGCGCGTCACTCAAGCTCCTTCAGCGCGTCCTCGTGCCGGATCGTCATGTCGCCCGAATGCTCGACCGCGGCAAGGCGCGGGTGGACATAGGGCGCGGACGCCGCCGCCATATGATCCCGGCGCGCCTTCTCCGTCTCGTCGTCGCGCATGATGCGCAGCATGTAGTCGAGCGGCAATTCGCCCGTCGCCGCTGCCTTTTCCCGGGCTTCCTTCGCCGCCTTGTTGATGGAGCCGGGCTTGCGGCCGGCGCCGTTGCGCTTGCCACCTCGGGCCACGATTGAATTCCTCTGATTGGGGACCAGGAAATCAAAACGCCCGCCGCGGTGTGTCCGGGCGGGCGCTATTCTTCACTCTCAGGGAGATCACATAGCAAATTCGCCGGTTCCTGGCAAATCTGTTTTCAGAGCCGCGCGAGGATGCGGCTCAACCCCTCGTCGTGCATGGTGCGCACGTGGCGCTCGCTGCACCGTGGGGAGAAGCTGGCCTCGACGCGCCCGACAGCACGCCAGGAACAGCCGGCCGCCCGCCACCAGAGCACGCGACGCCGCTGGTAGCAGCGTTCCTCGGCCCAATTCAGCGTGTGGCCAGATGCGACGAGCCGCCCGACTTCCGCGCTGTCGCCCGCCAGCTCAACCCAGCCGAAGCATTCGTCCATGCGGTCGATCGCCAAGGAACTGACCTGCGGGCGAACGTACGGCGCGGACTTGTACCGCCCGGCCGAGGCGGCAATGCCGTCCGGCACGCCAAGGCTCCGCAGGCGCTTAACCAGATCGGTGCCCGAAAGCTCACGGTCGACGCCGGCCTGATCCATGATGCGCAGGATATGGGGCGGCAGCGGCTCCATGCTGGCTTCCCAAGGGTCACGAATCGGGTCGGGCATAGCCGAGCCATAACCGGCCGGCCGGAGCCTCGCCACCAACAGATGCTTGCAGGTCCGCCACGCCTCTTCCAGGCGATCCTCGACGATCTCGGGCGTCATCGGTTGCGCCGGCCTACCCGCCATGCTGGTCTCCGCTATTGCGATGTTCATGCTCGTCCTTTCGTTTCACGTGAAACCTCAACGCCGTCCCTCTGGCCGCCGGCCCTTGCCCCGCGCGGCGATGTTTCACTTGACATACCCAGGCCCAATAGCTAGGTTTGGGTTATCAAGGAGATACGTCATGTCCAAGTCCATTTTGTCCGCTCCGCACTTTCATAACGAAGCCGCCGCCTTCGAGTACGTCGAGGCGCGGCTTTGGCCCAATGGCCCGGTCTGCCCGTTCTGTGGCGCCACTTCCGAGAAGATCGGCCGGCTCCAGGGCAAGACCACTCGCCCCGGCCTGTGCAAGTGCTACGCCTGTAGGAAGCCCTTTACCGTGCGGATCGGCACCGTGTTCGAGTCCAGCCATTGCCCGCTGCGCCTGTGGCTCCAGGCCATCCATCTGCTGTGCTCCAGCAAGAAAGGCATCTCGACCCGCCAGCTTCAGCGGACCCTGGGCGTCGGCATGAAGACCGCTTGGTTCCTGGGCCATCGTATCCGGCTGGCCATGGCGCCCGGCTCCAGCGAGCCCATGGGTGGCGCCGGCAAGACCGTGGAAGCGGATGAGACTTTCCTGACCCGCTCGCCCAAGACCCGCCGCAAGCCCGATGCGCCGGCCCGGTGCAACATTCAGGTGTTGAGCCTTGTCGAGCGCGACGGTGCGATCCGGTCCATGTTCCTCGACCATCGCAACGTCCGTAGCATGATCTGGCAGCACGTCCACCAGGACAGCCGCCTCGTGACCGATGGCGCCCAGCACTACAAGTTTGCGCCCGTCGCCAGCCATGAAAGCGTCGACCATTCCAAGGGCGAGTACGTCCGGGGCGACGTGCACACCAACACTCTTGAAGGCTTCTTCTCGATCTTCAAGCGCGGCCTGATCGGCGTCTATCAACACATTGATAACAAGCACCTTGATCGGTACTTGGCCGAATTCGACTTCCGCCAGAACAACCGCGCCAAGCTCGGTATTGACGACGTGGCACGGGCCGACCGCGCGCTGATCGGCGTCAAGGGCAAGCGGCTCACCTATCGCACGCCTGATAGCCTCCCGGCCCAAGCCTGAGACTTGGGAGGAATTCGTCGCGCGCTGGCTAGCCATTTTAAGAGGGGGTTCCAAATGAGCGCCGATAGTGTCCTCAAAGGCTGGTCGGTTCATATCGAGGGCGAAGCGGGCAACCCGCAGGGCGACAAGATCACCGTGTTTCGCCACGACGCGCCACGAATCCGCTTAGAAATTGACGCACCAGGGATTCGATCTGCGGGAGCAGACCAAATGCAGCCTGGGCGTCAGGCGATTCAAGAAGCGGTGAATGCCCTTCAGGCAGCTTTAGACTCTCCGTCAGCGTTACCTGGATTTCGTCGGACGACATAGCGATGTTGAATTTCATGGGTTTTTGTCGGCTCCAAACCGATGTGCTAGATTATCTCTGATGCCACGCAAACCAGCACCAAAGCCGGACGATCCCGAGCAGTCAAAGCGGTTCATCGAGAAGGCCCGCGAGATTGAGACGGACGAAACCAAAGAGGCATTTGAGCGCGCATTCAAAAAGCTCGTGCCATCTAAGCCTTCCCAGCGTCGGGATTAGCTGCCGCGACTCTCTTGATGATGTCCGCTTGTTCCTCTAGGGCGGCCTCGTTGAAGTGCCAGTTGTAGATCCGGTCGTCTTTCGCGAGATTGACAAAATCATCCCTTGAATAGCCGCCTCGGCAGACCCGCTGGTAGTTATTGGCGCAGTGCCATGCCAGCAGGTCGGCCGCCTGCAACAACGTCGAATCCTTTTTTCGAATGAACGTGTGAGACTGATAACGGAATATTTCCATGCTGTCTGGGACGTCCATGTATTGGCGCATTAGGCGATCTGTTTCTTCTTGATGTTCTTGGCCGGCTTCAAAAAAGTAAGCGATCTTGCCGTGGTAGTTTTCGGCGTCCGCTCTTTGTTTGATGGCAACAAAAGAACCGTGGACGCAAAATGAATAGGGAGTGCGGGGAGTCAGCGGGTGCGGCGGCATGATTTTATGCCACGCTTCCGGATCGACGCTTACGACCACCCCATAACAAATCGATTCTTTGATTATCCTGACCGCCCTGGTCTGAATCGCTGTCCGGACTTCGAATTCGAGATGCGTGAACGGCTCGGCGCGGGCTTCGCACGCGGTCATGTGAAAATAGGGCAGATCGAAATCGTCAAGCATCCGGCGCCATTCGCCGTCAAACTTCACGGCCTGCGCCTGCTCAAATGTGTAACCGGCAACACAGAAGAACGGCTTGCCGGTGTGTGATTCGCTCTCGTCGAAATACGCTTCGATCATCGCCAGCGCATGGCCGCCATTTGGCAGTGTAATGTCTAGAAGCCGGACGAAATCCGCGTGCCCGTTAGGCATCATAGATTATGCCCCTGGGTACGGGAAGTGAAACATCGCCCCCCGCGCCCGCGCCTTCCTGAAGGCGTTCATGCCCCGGCTGGTCGCGGCCTCGCGCGGCAGGATCGTGATGATGAAATGTTCGACCGGCTCCCACAGGACGATCAACTCCATGCCGGGCCGGAGCT